AATCTCAGCTCAAATCCACAAGTCAACTCTTCGTGGTGGTGCTAACTTCATCGTTGTATCTTCAGAAATCTCTGCAATCTTCGATGACTTGGAATACTTCCACGTGTCTGACGCTAACCCAGAGCAAGACCAATACAACATGGGTATTGAAAGAGTAGGTTCATTATCTGGTCGTTACCAAGTGTACCGTGACCCTTATGCACCAGCTTATTCAATCATTGTTGGACACAAAGGAAAATCATTGTTAGATACTGGTTATATCTACGCACCATACGTGCCAATGCAATTAACCCCTACAATGTACAATCCATTCAACTTTGCACCTGTAAAAGGAATTATGACGAGATATGCAAAGAAACTTGTTAATAACCGTTTCTACGGAGCTGTTAGAGTTGATGGTGTTCAAACATTTAACATTTCTGAATTAAGATAATATCTTAATAACTAATAACTTAAAAGGCTAGATTAATCTAGCCTTTTTTGTTTTTATATGTATATTATGTTTTAATTATTTATCTTATTTAAAAATAAATGGTTTAAAAATAAATAGTTTACATTTTGTTTTTTTAATTATAATTCAGTATATTTGTAAAAATATATTAAAATGGGTAAAAAAGTTATTGTAACTCATGATATGGTTAATGATATTATTAATTCATATCAATCTAATGAGATAGGGTTAGAGTCTTTATGTAAAAAACATGGGCTTGGTAAATTAAAAGTAAAAGATATTTTACTTAGTAACGGTGTTAAAATTAAATCTAAGGGTGCTCAAATTACTATTGGTAATAGTTCCGAAATAGAAAGTTCTAAAACTAATTTATATTCTTTAACTGATAATAGTAAAAAATTAATAGCAGTATGTAAAAAAACAAATTTAGAATTTGACGATGCTAATAATTTATCAGGTTGCTTAACTAAACACATATTAGAAACTTACGGTAATGTACCGATACCAACAAATACGTATCAACGTAAAAAGTATGAATTAATTAACGGTAAAAAGTGGTATGAAGAATATTTCGATATAATTGAAGTTGTTGTTAATGAAACTAGGGAATGTAAGTTATGTGGTTGGGAAACTGAGGATGTGTTAAATAAGACTGGTTGTTTTGAAAATCATATTAATAAAAACCATAGGATAAGTATTGATGAATATTTAAAAGAATTTACAGATGATATTAAATACCATAAAAGCTATGTGAAAAAAATAGAACGAGAAGCTATATTATCAAACGATGATGAATCAGTAAAATGTCTAGAATGTGGTGAGGTTTTTATAGGTTTAACTAATACTCATATGGGTTTTAAACATAGTATGAGTATCAATGATTATAAGGAAAAATGGGGTGATAAGGCAATTATTATATCTAATAAAACTATAAAGTTATTAACTGAAAATGCTATAGAACTAAATAAAAACATGATATCAAGTTTTAATTCTAAACCACAAAAAGAGATACAAGAATTTATTGAAAATGAGTTAATGTGTAAATTATTAGTCAATAATAAAAAAGTATTGAATGGTGTTGAAATTGATTTATATGAGCCAATACTTAAAATAGGTATTGAATATAATGGTTTGTATTGGCATTGTGAAAGAATGGGTAAAACTAAAGAATATCATAGATTAAAAACAATTTTAGCGAATAGTGAAGGTGTTAGATTGATACATATTTTTGAAGATGAATGGTTACATAAAAAAGATATAGTTAAGAATAGGTTAAGACATATTTTTGGAAAAACAAACAATAAAATATACGGTAGGAAATGTGAGGTAAGAGAAATATCTAAAGAAGAAAAAAAGGATTATTTAATTAATACACATATTCAAGGAAATGATAATTCATCAATAAGACTTGGTATTTTCAATAATGATAAATTAGTAGGTGTTATGACTTTTTCTAAGCCTAGAAAAGCGTTAGGAAATACTAATGATAATGTTAATGGTGTTTATGAATTAGTTAGATTTGCTTCAGATAATGTAGTTGGTGGTGCTGATAAATTATTAAAATATTTTATTAAGAAATATAAACCTGAAAAAATAATATCATACGCTGATAGAAGATGGAGTCAAGGTGAATTGTATGAAAAACTTGGGTTTAATTTAATTTCAACAACAAAACCAAATTATTGGTATACTAAAAACCATAAAACAAGGGAACATCGTTTTAACTATAGAAAGGATATTTTGGTTTCAAAAGGCTATGATTCAAATAAAACAGAATTTGAAATAATGAATGAATTAGGGTATGATAAAATATGGGATTGCGGTTCATTTAAGTTTGAAATGATATTATAACTTTTTTGTTTTATAGAGATATTTATTAGTATGAAAGGGTTTATAAAACAGTTATTGAAAGAAGGGTTAATTAAAGAAAACAATTCTATAGGTATTGTAGAATTTTTAAAAGATAAAGATTTTAAATCACCAAGTAGTAAAACTTTTTTATATCATGGTACTAATATGAATCCTAATGAATTTACGTTAAGGGATGATTATGAATGGGAAGATAGTAATGGTTGGAGTGGTGACTTACCTTATGACCATTTATTTTTAACCACTGATATTAAAGAAGCTATGGCGTATGGTAGATATATTATACCATGTGAATTAAAAGATTATAAATGTTTAAATTTTAAAGTAAATGATAGTGCACCATCTAGAATATTCGATAAAGATTATGGTATAGATTTATTTGGTTTAGATGAACCATTTAATTTCTGGGATAAATATGAAGATAGTGGTAAAAGTTGTTTAGCAATTAAAGGTATAGGTAAAACTACTATAATATCACATATTAATAATATTATACCAAGAACTGATTTAGCTATAGAATATTATAATGATACCCTACCAAGTGATAAATAATGTGGTAATGTTTAATTATTATCGTTTATTTTAGATTTAAATTCTTCTAATAATTCTGGTAACCCTAAAAAATAACTTCTAACTTTTTTACCTAAATCCATATCATTAGGATTTTGTTTAATTAGTTCTTTAACATCCTTTAAAGTAGCTTCTAATAATTCTTTTTCCATAACTATACTTTTTTACAAATATATTAAATTAATTAGATTAAATCAACATTTAACTTATTTTTAATAAAATCTCTCATAATATTATCTTAAATCACTTTGAGATACAATTTCAAAACTAATTGTTTCTTTAACTGTATTAATTTCTAAATTAGAAGTTACTTGTACATCTAAATAATAAATGTTAGGTATTAGACTTTCAGTATCTAATAAGAAATAATTAATATTATTTGCTATTTCTACTTGATGATAATCTGTTACAGTATATTCATTTCTACCTTCTTTAATATATAGTCTATATTTAATATTATCTAATAATTGTTTTTGTTCTATGGTGTATGGTATTCTTGCGGATATTAATACTTTTCTTATATCACCTCTTTTAATTTTTTCATCTCTTTTTATTCCAGTTACTGAAATAGCAAAAGGTTTTGGCATATCATCTAAATCATTTAAATTATAATACCTATTAGAATCTTTCATAACAAAACTTAATTCAATATCAGGTCTATTATTACCATTAATTTTTAAATCTTTCCATATATCATAGAATTGAACATCTTCAAAAATATCACTTGTTGTTGGTATATTTATATTAATTGCGTACACACCTTTTGTTACATGAATAATGTCGCTTTGACTATATGTGTTATATATGTTATCATTATTATCAATGATATCAACAGTAGGTAAATCATCTAAATTTGTTGGTTGTCCACCTACATTAACATATAAATATAATTGATTATCTTTATCTAGAAAAAAGTTATTTCTATCATCCTTTATATGATTGGAATAAACGGTCTCAATTAAGGGTTCATAGAAGGTATTTGTGTGTCTGGTAAAGAAACCAACGTATTGACGATTAACTGTCGTTGTAAGCTCTAAATTTCTATCATATGCAATACCTAAACCATAATTAGTATCACCAGTTAAAATACCGTTTATATATGAGGTTATATCGATATCGATATTTTCATTTCCTTCATCAAAATGTTGCATACCAACCATAATAGAAGTTGGTGCACCTGAATACACACCATCATTATTTGCCCATGGAATAGTTGTTTTAGCATAAAACCAATTAGATGGGTTTATACTATAATTGTAATCACCAAATGTTAGCATAGGGTATTCATATTCATATCCAGTACCTTCATCCCATGGTTCTTCAATTTTAAATAAGATTAAATCAAAAGATGAAGTTCTTTCTTTTGAACCTTGTGTTTTATTTAATAAGCTTTTATCGAAAGCACCAGTATTTGTCATTCTTAATGTATGTTTAAGTTTTGACAAATCGGTGAATGTACCATCATCATATAATGATTTTAATCTATCAGTATCGAATGAAAATAAAAATCTACTATAATTGCTTTTAACATCAGAACCACCGTAAAATAATTCAGTTATTTCGTTTTTACCAGTGTTAATATCACTATTATATAATATTGTATTGTTTTTATTAAAATAAGTTCTAATTATCATTTCCTTTTATATATAAATATAATTAAAGTTAATTAACTTTAATATTTTGTGATAACATTTGTTTTTTTAATTCTTCTTTTTGATTTAAAAACGGTTTTATAAGTTCGTTTTCTAAAATTGGTGTTGATATACCAAAGTCATTATGATTGTGGCTTAAAAACGCTGTTTCTAGTAATTTTAAATATTTAATTAAAACATCACCAAAAACAACTGGATGAGCTTCTTTTAAAATTTTGTTTAATTCATTATCGTCAATATATGGTGTTGTATCAGTTGTCGCATCAACTTTGGTTACTTTGAATTCTTTTGCTTTTGAATTAATACCATTATCATAAGTAATTAAATTTATTTTATTAGCTACAATATTATTAACACTTATTTCTTTTGTTGTTGTTGTACCGTTTTCATTACTTATATTAAATTTAAAACCATGTTTAATTTGAATGAATGCTGGATTAACGTTATTAAATTCTTTAGGATTATTTTTAACAAATTTACCACTTCTAATTAATACTTCACTACTTTTAAATACGATGTCAGTATTATCTCTACCTTTTATTGCGTAATCATAATCCCTATCATATTCAACATACAGTCCTTTAGCTTCTGGTATTTTTTTTATGTCTTGTTGTAATCCTGTGAATGATGTTTTTAATAAAGATTCAGCACCAGTAAATAAAGTTGGGTTTTTAATATCCAATTCAGAATCACTTAATGGTCCTATATAAAATCTATCAGAATAAGTTGATTCATCATAACCATTTAAGAATATTAAAACTCTTTGATTTTTTTTAGGTATAATATTATTATTTCTAGGTAATAAAGGAATACAATTTGGTAGTTCTTGTGTTGTTGCTTTTAGTCTATCATAATTACTACCAATAATCCTACATTTAATTACATGTGGGTCGGCATTATATTTACGTGTTAAATCATTTAAACTTTCATTATTTGTTAAAGGTAGGAAATCTACTTCTTCAACAGTAGCTAATAATACACCACTTTTTGGTAAGTTACTTCTATTAAAAAATGAAGGTAAGTTAGTTGTATAATTACTATTAAAGTACATTATTTAAATTTTAATCTATTATTTATAACATTGTGAGCTTGTTTATATTGTTCTTCCAATAACATTAATTTATCAAAATCACTTACTATTTTACTTTTTAAAGCATCGTAATCTAATTCTAATTGTTTAATTTCAATTAGAATTTCATTGGTTGATTTTTCTTCCCATTTATTTTCCATAACATTAAATTATTGTTGCACCGACACCAGTTGGTGTTGTATTAGTTCCTTGTGCGACTAATGGACCACCAGCATTCGCACCAGTAACAGTTACATTTATTGACGCTGGTGCTATAGCACCTTGAACACTAGCGTTATCTTGAATATGTTCTATAGTTGTTTTTGATGTGGCAACAAAAGCTGCCGCTACATTATTTCTTTGACCATGAGTTGCATCATCATTCATTGGTATACCTAAATCTGATTCTAACATTGTTAATGTGTCGGCAGCCAAGTTTCTTGGGCTCATACCAGGTTTTAATTTAGCACCAATCATAATTAATGCTGGTGGTATTTTTGTTGCTGGTTTTCTAACAGAATTGAAAACACTGGTAACTAAATCAAGTATTTGAGTTAGTTGAGTTAAATCAGTACCTTTTAAGTCTACTGACTTCTCATTTGATTTACATTCTTTATCTACACTCATAACTTACATTTTTAACTTATTTAATATTTCAATAGGGTTTATTTTACCACCAATACCCATTAATGTTTTTAATTGTTTTCTTATTGTTTTATTATGTTCTATATTATCATCTATTAATTTTGTGGTTAATTTTTGTACTAATTTTTTAATTATCAATACTAATATAACTTTTATTACAATAATAGCAACAGTTTTACATACTGCTTTAAACATATTTTTGTTTTTCTTAATAAAATCAATTGGGTCTGAATAAGATGTATCTTTACCATATATTAGTTGATGATTAACTGTATATATTGCAATTAATTTAGGTGAAATTAAAAAACTAATTAATGTAACTGGTAATTGTTTAAATAATTCTAATATAAAATTAATTTTAACATTTTTAATATCAATTGGGTCTATTACTAATCTAGTCGCATTATCACTTATAGCATCTAGATTTTTCTGGACCGCTTCTCTTTTTGAAGTTTCTTTTGTTAATGTAGGTGGTGGATTATCAAAACTCTTTTTAATATCTTCTTGAGCATTTAATAATACATTTGTATCTAAAGTTAAATTGTTTTTTTGACAACAATCTAATACTCTAACACCTTTTCTTTTTTTCTTTAAATCTCGTTCAATTTCATTTAATTCTTCATTAGAGAATGTGAAAAAACTATCATCAATTTCATTTTCAGCATGGATTATACATTCAACACTTTTATTAAATTTTTCTTCTTCTACTAATTTTGCTTCTGGTGTTTTAACACTATTTTTGATACTACCAAATAAGTTATCCATTAATTTATTAATAACTTTATCACTACCAACATCACCAAATATTTTTATACTATCCACAAATTTTTCATTAAACTGAGTTAACGTCATTGTTGAAGCATTAGCATTTGGTTTAAAATTTAAAACATTAATCTCATTTTTCCCATCAATAGTACCTAATGGACTAAATTTAACGTCTAGAAAATCCATTCCTACGGTTGAGCTACCCCATGGATAATATGTTCCACCATTCAATGTTTTTACATCTTTATTATTGGTGATAACATTATATAAAAAAGTATTTAAATCAGTACTAGTTAGTTTAAAGCTACCATCGTTATATATAAGTTTACCGCCAAGACTGGTTGGGTCTATTTTTAATATATCGAAAAAATCAATATCTTTAACTTTAATACTAATACCTTCATTTTTTAACCAATCTGGCATTGATGGATTAATATTACAACTAATAATTTCTTTTAGTTGTTTTTTTAATTCAGTTTTTATTTCTTTTTCTATTATTGGTAATCTACTTGATATTGTGTCTATAAAGGCTTTTTTAATGGCTTCAAAAGTAATAACAATTAAGGCTAATTTAGTTATGAATTCCATAACTTTATTTTTCTTATTATTAATACCTTCTTTAGCAGCATCTTTTTTTTTATCTAATTTGCTTTTGGTATTATTAAATAATCCAGAATTTTTTTCGGTTATTTTGTCTAGAGAATTAACTTTAGCTAAAACTTCCTTTTTTTTATCCTTTATAGCCATAATTAGTCTTCGTCTTCTTCGTCAAGCTTATCTTTTTCAGCATTTTTTTTGATTAATTCTCTAACTTTAGAGAAATCATCCAATGTGATATTAGCACCACTTTTATCTGTAGGGTTATCTTCAGGACTACCTTTATGTTTTAAAATATCACTTTGTAATTTAGCAATTTCAAGTTTAATTCTGATTGCAGAATCTTTAACTTTTAATGCATTATTTTTTTCTTTTGCTATTTTCGTAGCATCGTCAACATCTTCAGGTCTAACTGAATTAACTAACTCATTTATTGTTTTTTGAGCATCAACAATGTTTGAGCAAGCATCGTTATAAGTTTCTTGAATTAGACCTTCAAGACTGTTAACATCATTAGTTTTTATTTTTTGTTTTTTATGTCTTCCCATTATATATGTTTTTATATATATAAATAGTTTAATTATATAATTTTATTCAAAACCATCCTCAATACCAGTGATTTTAATAAAGTTGTATAATATTTTAAATCTTCTCATAGCCATTCTAATATCTTTGGTTGAAAGATTGGTGTAATTTCTCATAGTTTCTAATATCGCGTTTTTATGATATTTGTTACCACCTTCAAGCATTGCTATTAAATATTCTCTATCATTTAAAATATCTATTAAAGCAAACCCAACCTTTTTTTCATTTTCAGATATTTTTCTTTTACCTATTAAAGATTCTGAATTTATTTCACTATCAATACCTTCTATTAATTTTTCAATTAATTCACTAGTTTCGATATCTATATTATCTATTTCGTAAGTTAAGTCATAATTCTTTTCTAAATCTGAAGTTGGTATATCTTCATATGAGTAATTTTGTTTTATTACCCTTTCATCTTTAATTAATAACCCTAATAGATAATTTTTACATATTGTACCGTAGTAAGAATATGCTCTTTTGCCAGCGTCTTTATCAAACTTATCAGCTTTTGTTATTAGGAATGAAAGGGTGTCTGAATGTAAATCTTCAAACGTTTCACCCTTTCTATATAATTCATACTTCCTAATTATCGATTCAATCATTTTGTCAAGTGGTTTTCTCAACCACTTATTATAAATTGTATTCCTTTCTTCATTACATTCTGATTCTAAAAATCTAACAACAGCTTTTTCTTCTTCAGGTCCGAAATATAAATCTGTAGTTCTTTTTCGACCTCTCTGTTTAGCCATAATTTAAATTTTTAGTCTTGATAAGTTATTTCTCTATCTTTATCGAAATAATATTCTTTTTTAGCTTGTGATAACCACCAATTTGCTTCAACAGGATTCATTTCATTTTGTAAGTTATAAAACAAAGAATCAACTCTTTGATTTGTATGTTTATAACCAAATTTAGGGATAACCATAGTTTTAACATCTTTGAATGTCATTCTTAATAAGAATTCATATAAGAAAGTTAATTTTAAGTTTTTCTTAAGACCACCATTATTTAAATAAGTTTCTTTTTTCATTACCATACCATCAATATTGAATCCTTGATAAGTTAATACTGCGTTATTATCTAACACACCTAACACATCTGAAAAACTATTTGCCCATACCGCTTCATTTGAAAAACCAACAAATTGATTATCATCATTAACATCAATAATAATTGGTAAAAATAAATCAACATCAGGATAAGCATTTTGATATTTAACAACATTTTTAAACCAAATGTTAGCATATTCATCATCGTATTCTAAAATTGAAAACCAAGTGGTATTGATATTGTTAACACCATAATTAATTTGACTTGAAAAATCAGATTCACCTTCATTTTTAATTACTTCACAGTGATTATGGTTACCGATTAAAGTAATTACCTTATCATAAACACTTGGTGTTGCTACTACTAATAGATTAGGAATTTCAACTTGTTCAAAAACACTAGTAATCGCATTTTTAAATAATTGTTCAGTAACATCATTTAATTCATGCACTGGTAATATCACCGTAATATCTTTTACATTATTTGTCATAAAAATTTTTATTTAATTTATTATTATTGTTATTATTTTGTGGTTTCAGTTTCCATTTTTTTTAATAGTTCGCTAATAGCTTCTGTTCTATTATGGAAAATTTCACCATATACTTTCTCGATATGAGCTTTTTGATTTTCTCTAGTGTATTTACCTTTTGTAGTTTCCATTACATCATATAAATCAGTAGGTACATTATCTTCTAACCATAATTTCAAATATGTTGCAATTAATTCAGGGATATTACTTGTAGTATTTGTCCAAATACCATTGTTAATAATTTTTTGAGTTCCATGTTCATCATGTTCTTCCATCCATTCAGGAATAGTATTAGGTGCTTTACCAATAACAGGTGTGTTACACTCAATAGCTTCTAATGGGAATGTTCCAAATCCAGCAACATCATCAACCCAAACAGCTAAACATGATTTACCTAATTCTTCAGCAAATTGTGTTCTTGACAAACCTCTTAAATCTTTAAAAGAAACCCATTTGTATAATGGATATTGTAAATAAAATTGTTTAACAATTTTAACAGTATCCGATTGATTTCTTGTGTGAATACAGATAACTGGTTGTTTAGGTTTGTCTGAATCTGTAAAATATGAAGGGATTGACACAGGTACTGTGTATACATTTGAACTAGGAAATAAAGTATGTATAAAATTACTTTGTTTTTCTGAAGTAGTAATTACTGTGTTGTAACCATAGTCAGTCCATCTTCTACCGATTGGTAATAATTCAAAAATATATTCTGGACTTTGTGATAATACAATTTTAATACATGGGAAATGTTTTGTTTGTTCCATTAATGGAGAAAACACTTCTGGTACAACCATAAAATCTTCAGGTTTAATTTTTAAATCCTGACTTTCGATTGATACGTGTGATAATGTTCCATAGTCTTCACCTAACCAATCAACAACACCTTGTCCATGTTCATCACCATGAATCTTATAATCGTTCTTCTCGTGTAAGATATGTGCGTTATAACCTAGCTCTGTTAAAATTTTAACATGCTCATAAATGTTAGCGACACCAGCAACTGCGTTACCTTTAGTATCTAACGTGAAAAAATAAATGTTGAAATCTTTTGACGTAATGTTCTTAATGATTTCATGTAATTGTTCTTCTGTAGCTTTATTTTGTTCCATTTTATATGTATTATTTATTATTATAATTCTTTTATTATGTTATATCTTAATAATGTATTAAACGCTATCTTAAATGATAATGTAGATGCTTGTAATGCTCTTTGAGCTCCTAATGTATCATCCACTTCTTCACCTTCACTATATGTTAATACAATTTCTAACAACATTCTAACTGTTTCGTAAGTCGCAATATTGATTTCTTTATTTTTTTGACTTTCTCTAGTAGTAACTGTTTTTTTCTAAAGGTTTGTCTTTATCACTATAAGCTACTGTTGTTTCTGTTTCTAAAACATTTTTTGGTTCTAGTAACCCATCAATGGTTAATAATTTATCAAATGAATTTAAATCAATATAATAAACACTACCACCAAACTCTAAATAATTTTCATCCATCGTTAAAAGTTTTCGTATGTTGTTATTTTGGTATTTATTATTTTATCTCTTAAAGATTCGTCTTTAAAGAAATCTATAATATTATCTAATGTATAATCACTACTCACATTTTTATTATATGGAGCATCGATTTTAACTGATAATTTATTTTCTGGTTTATTCTCTAGAGCTATTGGATTTGCTGTTATTAGGATATCAGCATCGCCCCATTCATCTTCGTTATTTTGAACGAATCTTATGTTGTTAATTTGACAACTTAATTTAGATAAGAAAAAAAGTGTTGATGGTATGCTTTTTTGCACCTCTCTACTAACTAATTCTATTTCATGTTCTTCATCATCTTTAATGTCTTCAATAAAGCTGTTGAAGTGTTTCATTATATTATCGTGCAATTGGTCTGCATGACCAAATACTTCTAAGGATGCTTCGATAAATAAAAAATGATTTAATTCATCAACATTTTTAAACTTAAAATGGTCGATAAAATTAAAACTATCTACAGGTGTTTTTTTAATGTCAAAAGGTTCAATATACTTATCGTAAGTATAAGCCATCTGACCAATAAAGTCTCTTAATACTTCATTAACGCTTATTGCGATTTTAGCCATAAAAAGTTATTAATATTATAATTGTTATTATAACGTTATTATAATATTAATAACCAAATATGTCAATACTTTAATTAAATTTTATTATTTATTTTTTTTTCATCTTCTTCATCTAGTTCATCGAAGGCATCTTCAATTACTTTTATGATTGGATGTCTAAGAATATCTTTTTGACTTTTTAATTCAACACAACCAAAATTATCTTTACCTTTAAATTTATTAAATACAATTTCTAATGCTGAATCTCTTTTATTTTTAATATCCTTTTGTTTAACATCACCCATGATAATTAATTTTGAATTGTCACCAATACGAGTCATTAATGTTTTGATATTGTCTCTTGATATATTTTGAGCTTCATCAATAATTATCACTGCATTGTCTATTGTTCTACCTCTAACAAATGCAATCGGAGCAATTTCTATAACACCCAATTCCAATAACTTTTCCATTCTGGTTCTACCGATAATTTTTCTAATGTTATCTGTAAAAGATTCCATAATTGGTGCCATTTTGACTTTTAAATCACCAGGCAAAAAACCTATGTCTTCTCCTTTTAACGGTGTTATTGATTTAACTAATACAATTCTTTTAATATTTTCATCAGTAATTAATAATCTAAGTGCTTCTGAACAAGAAAGGAATGTCTTACCAGAACCTGGAAATCCATTACAAATTGTAACTATATTATTTTTAATTGAATTAACTAATGCTTTTTGATTTTCAGTCTTAGGTTTTACATCAATATTAATTGTTTTAAATATTTTTTCTTCCTCGACATTGTTTCTATTAAGAAACTGTTCCATTTCAAAAACTTCTTCTTCAGATAGTTGTTTTGATTTTCGATTTCTACCTCTACTCATATATTAACGTTTTTCTTTATTTAAATATTTTTCATCCATTTCATCTAGACGATACTTTTCTAATAAATATTCACGTTCTTTAATTACTTCACATTTATATTTTATTATATAATATCCATCATATTCAATTAAAGAATCAATATCTTTAATGTTATATTCAAAACCATTAAAATCGGTACATCCAATAGATTTATAAGTTATAAATTTAATCCCATCTATTTCAAATATATTTGAAACTTTACCAGTTAAACTTTTATTAATTTCAGAAATTAATAAATTTGTTTTTCTATCAAACTCATCGGTATATTTACTAATATATAATTCAATTAATTTATTTTTTTCATCTATATTTCTAACATGTAGTTTTTTAACATAATTTTCAATATAAAATTTAGGTATAAAACTCCTTTCTATTGTGATTGGATTTTCTTGTTTTGTATCAATATCGTCAATTGAATCTACCATAGAATTAGTTATTGGGTTATTAAAAACTACTAATTCTAAATCATACCCATAATCATCAGATAATTTAACTTTATCTAAAGTTGTTGCATTATCAATTTTATTTGAAACTTTTATAATTGGATTATCATTTTCATCGTATCCAGTTACAACGTAGTTTTTATCATGTGATTCTAATGAACCAAGAACTTTATACATACGCCAACGTAATTCTTCTACTTCTTGCGTGATAACACCTTGTTTTAATGAATCCATTAAACTACCTTGATTAACTCTTTGGTGTTTCATAGTTTCATTGGATAAAATATCACCTTGTTGTGATAATGTATTTTCTTCTACTTTAGATGTAGCTAACATCAAATTTGTAATTTGTTTCTTAAACCAGTTCATTTTTAATTTTTTTAAATTTATCAAAATCTAATATGTAATCATTAGCATCATATTCATTTGAACATAACACCAATATTTCAGAATCTTCACTTGTGAATTTCTGTGAATCCCAAATTAATTCTGGGATAAGTATGGATTGACCTTTAATTAGATTATGTATAGTTTCGTTTAATCCATCATGTAATATCACATCAACAGTACCATTGATACAAATTAAATATTGTTTTGTATTATAATGTGAATGATTACCTCTAACCATATTTAAAGGTACATTTTTAACAATAAAAACTCTTTTTGGTGTAAATGGTAAGTCAAAGAATTCAACTGGCATTAATATACCTCTTTCATCTTCAAAATATTTAAATGACTTATAATTCATTATTAAAGTTTTTTATAATATCAATTATAGTTAAAATATTTGTATTTGTCAATACTTCGTTAAAAGGAATTGATACAGTATATTTACTTTTTTCTTCTGATAATGGGTAACTATTATCATTTATTTTATATACTGGATGTAAATGCATAGCTTCATAATGAATACCGCAAGATATGTTATTGTTTTTCATAAAATTAATGAATTTATCTCTGTTTTTAATTTCGATTCTATATAAATGATTACTAGTATTTGAATAACCTAATTCATTATTATATAATTCTTTAATTTCATTTAACTTATTTAATTTATCATCATATTTATGAAAGTTATTTAATGCGATATCACATTGAATTGAGTTCATATACATTTTATAACCAGCAAATTTAATTTTTCTATCCCAGTTATTTTCTGAAAAAGACATTCCGTTTAATGCCATTTCTTTTAATAACATAATTTTATTATAATCATTTGATACTATCATCCCACCATCACAAGAACCAATCGGTTTTGTTGGGTAAAAACTAAATATCATCAAATCGTTTGGATTACATTCATTAATGAATTGATTTTTTTCTATTTTTTGTGCTGAATCAACAACTTTATAATCATCGAATTTATGTAACACATAAGAATCCCCAACCCAATTAACATCATCATAAAACTCATATTTATTTCCTGATGTTATAATAGCGTTTAAAACTACTGGTGGTATCATACTAGGTACTTTAATAGTTAAGTCTTTATATTGACTTAAGAATAGAAATATAGCACTAGTTGCACTGTTAAATGAAACAGCATATTTTGCACCAACATAATTAGCAATAGTTTCTTCAAATTCAGTTACAACTTTATCATGTAATAAATTGTTATATTTACTAGTATCTATCGTATAATTGTTTATATTGAATAATTGTATCATTTTTTAATTTTAAATTTAGCCATTGTTTCAACTTGTTCTACTAATTCTAAATAATTTAAAGCTTCTTTATATTCTTCTCTATGAAAATCATGTATGAATATAATTGTATTTTCATGTGATATTAATTTAACTATAGATGCACATGAAACTCTTGCTCTACCATCAATCAATATTATATCAAATGGACCTTTGCTTAGTGGTGCTTCAATATATGATTTAAATTCATCATATGTACCACAATGACCACCTTCAGTATATGGTAAATCAGGTTTTTTTAATATTATTTCACAATTAGGTAATAATTGATTTTTTAATTTATTATACCATTCTTCCTGATGTTCTATAGATAATATGGTTTTACATTTTTTAGCAATTTCATTTGTTGATATCCCAGAACCATATTCTAGAATTTTAGAGTCGTTAGTAATATGACTCATAAAAAATACTTCTTCGTTTTTCTGTGTAAACATAATTAATTTATTTTTTTTATTAACATGGTATCGCCCCATTCATTAGTCTCACGTTTAATTATCTCGTGGTTATTTAATAAATTTTTAAAATCATTAAACCCAATGTGTGTTCTAATTGTGTTTAAATCACCATATGTCTTATATTCTGAAAACTTTGTTTCATCTGAAAAAAATTGTCTATGAATTAAAAAGTATTCAGTCGTGTTGGTGATTATTTTGTTTAATATTTCAATAGGGTTTATTAATTCAGATATGAAACTATTACATACTATTAAATTAAATTCTTTTAGTTTTGTATAATCAAAATCATTAGCATTAAAATAATGATAATTTTGATTAGGATTAACAACCATACTAACTTTATCAATTATATGTGGTAAGTCAAATCCAGTATAATTTACTTTTGATAAAACTCTACCTAATTCACCAGCACCACAACCAACATCAGCCATTTTATCAATATTTAAATCACATATAAATTTATTTAATACTTTAAAATGTGGTGTTTCTTCTAATCTTAACCAACCATTTTCTCCAGTAGCCCCTTTAATCATTTCGATTGGTAATATATTATTATCAAACCAAGCTGTGTTTTTATTTTCTAATTGACTCATCCAGATAGTTTTTTAATTGATTACTAAATTTATTTTGTAATTCATCCATATTATTACTAATAGCTTCTGGATGTCCAAAATTAAACTTATCGGTTCTACATTCACCTCTAACATGTGGTTTAAATTCATGAACACCTAAAAACTTATTTTCTATATCATTTTTAATTTTATTATCACCAGTTACCCATGGTAAATATATTTGATTAAAATAATCATCAATACAATTACCTTTACTAACACTATCTTTATAATAATTTACTTTAGTATGTACTTGTGTTGGGAACACATATGAATAGTGATACATTTGAATACCAGTTTTATTATATAAAGTTTCACTATCAATATGTTTATAAACAATATTAGAACCTTCAGGATATTTTATAGTTGGTGGTCTATGTGTTAACCAAGTAGAACCTTTAGTATATTTAAATATTCTTAAAAAATTATCACGATTTAATTCAAATCCAGTTAAATAATGGTCAAACCCACCATAAAATGAACAACTTCTAACCCCAACAGTTGTTGGTTGTTCTTCTTTTAAGAATTCAATCATTTTAATTAAATCTTCAGTTTTATATACTTCATCAGAATCTAAATTCCAAATATAATCAATATCATCATTAATATATTGCATATAAGCTCTACATTGGTCATCTTTTTCATTAAATTGACCATGAACAATTCTAATTTTATTTTCTGGGTCTGGAAATTCATCTAATATTTTATTTGTATCATCGGTAGATGTTGTTCTACCTTGTCTTTGCCAATAAGATACAGGACCTTCAGCAATTAATATTTGAGAAGCGAAAGGATATACTTGTTCTAAACATTCTTTTAAAACATAATCACCTTCAAATACTATCATTCCAAATGCTATTTTCATATTATTATATTATTAGAATCCGTATTTGTTATTAATATTTTTTAAATTATTATAATATTCATCATATATCTTTTTTAACGCTGGTATTTCTTTATACATGTTTAATGATGTATACATGTGGTGCATTCCAGATGGTGTATAATCATTTTCATTATATATGAATTGAGAAAAATGTGTAAAATATAATGCTTGATTAATACCATTCCATATAATATTCCCATTTTCATTAAAATCACTATAATCATATAACTGCCATAACCATGGTGCACCATGACCAATTGTACTTTCATCAAAGAATAATTCATCAGGACACATTGAAGGAAAAGCATCTAGATATTTTTGGTCACCACATGTTGCTAAATGTGGGTATTTTTTATGTAGGACTGCATCAGCCCACCAATTTAAAATAAGTTTACCAACTACGTCATTATTAAAATAACACACACCAACATTATAAGCACCTTCTGGTCTTTCAGTTAAAAATTGTCTATGTTTAAAAATACCAATAGATTTAGTTTCCATTAATTTATGTAAACTATTTATATTTTTATGGAAAAATATATCACTATCAATATAAATTAATGGTAAATCTAATTTTAACATTAAATATTGTGTAAAATAAGATGCTAATGACCAGCAAAAATATCTATAATCAGAATTTTTTAATTTAAGCAAAGCTTCGTCATTATTAACCAAGTCATTAATATTATATACTATTAAATGTTCAAAATTACATTCAATTAATTTATTATAACTTTTATCATCAATACATAAATAATGTAGTTTAAAATCGTCAGAATTATTTAATAATGATTCATATAAGGCAATTCCTTTTGCTAAATAATTATAATCTGAAACTGTTGTTAAATTAATCATAAATAAAAATTATTATTTTTTCTAGCGTTATAAACCATTCTATCATGTGATTCATGTTTGAAGTTTAATGAATGTACATCATCTCTATTACCAAAACCCCAATCAGGATGTTCATGTTTTATAATAACATCATTAATATATGTTTGTTTATTTAATATATTCGCCACATCCATAAATTCGTTATCACACCATACTGAAAGATAATTAGGATTGTAAATATAATTAAATCTATCATAATATTTCTTACCCATAATAGATAATGTATTTAATCTGTTACCTTGATATCCATCATTAAACCATAGAACCCCATCAGTATCAGGATATAATTCCATCATTTTTTGTTTTATGATGGAATCATACCCTTTAACCATTGGCACCATATCATCTGAAGCCAATAATAAGATGTCAAAATTAACATCTTCCAAATCAGCATTAACAGCTTCAATTTTTGAATTATTATCACCATAACATAGTTTTACATTTTCAAATTCCAATAAAAATTCAACCAAAGAGTCTTCTTTCATTGATTTATCGTCATTATCACATGTGATAATAAATTTTGTTGATTTATCATCCAAATAAGTTAAATATTTGGTAAATGTTTTTATAAATTTATCTGGTCTATTTCTAGTTGGGAATTTAATTAATAAATCCATATTACAATTCAATAACTTCTTTATATTTATTCATTATTTCACTAACAACATTGTCAGCTCTAAATTTATCGATATCATTAGGTATATCATGGAATGATTTACTTAAAATAGTACCCATACTATCTATATCATAAATCCAACCACCTTTACCACATAACCAACCTTCTATTGTTGTTCTACCTAATAAAATACTAGCAGTTTCATCACATTGTTGAAGTAATTTTTCAACATTTGGTGTTGGTGGGTGATAGGTAACATGATTAAATTCACCACCATCTTCCACAATTAAATCTTCCATTGTAACACCATTTTCTTTACCAACAATCCAAAGTTCATTACCTTCTTCTCTTGTTGTTTTAATCAAATCTAAGAGAGTATTTCGTCTAAGATAATCAATTGTACCGACAAAGATAATTCGTTTCTTATTTCGCTTTGTATTATCATTTAAAACTTTAAATCTATTATAATCTATAGGGTTATAGATTACTTCAATCATGTTTTCAGATATATTATGTTTTTCTATTAATAAATTTTTAATTTCAGGTCTGATTGCGATATATTTTTTTATCTGAGGATTAATTACTGGAGTTTCCAATTCCAATACTTCAGAATGAATTGTGCAAATAGTATCAGTCTGTGGGTAGAATTTTAATAAATGTTCAGTAATTGGTTTATGATTTAAATGCAACACATCAAATCTAACATCTTGAACTTTATATATTTTATTTGGTTGAGTTGGTTCAAATCCTTTAGGTCCTTGAACTAACCATTTACCATCACCTAATTTAAAACCTGGAGGTTCTTGAAGAGAGTATAATTTAATACCCAAATTTGTAGCCATTTTATTTAATGGTGCACCAATATTTGAGCATATAGAAACATCACAACCTTTTTTAACTAATTCTTTTGCGGTTTCAAAAACATATAATTCAGAACCAGTTAGATTGGCAAAACTTAAACAACCAATTAAAACTTTTAATTTTTGATTTGGTTTAACAACTCTTTTAACTTTAACTGGTAATTTATCAGCGTACGTTTCTGAAAATTGTTGTCTGTTATCTTCCCACTGTTGATTTGTCATACCAATGGATTTGTGAGTGATTTTAATTGTTGTTGTTACACCTACTTTAATACCAGTTAAATGATTTCTAAAACAAAAATCTACATCATAAAAATGAAACCCATTTACTTCTTCATTAAATGTTTCTTTAATTCTAGTTTTATTTACAGCAAAAAATAAACCATCAACCACAACCACTTCTTCTAAATCTTGACCTAAATCATCACTATAAGATGATAACCAAGTTTTACCTTCATGTGTGTGTGAAACTCTACCATACATTTTAGTTCTGTCTTCCCACCATACACCACTAGATGCTAGATATTTAGACCCAGCAAGACCAATGATACCATATTCAGGATTTTTATCAAATAATTTAACTATTTTATTAGCAATTTGTTTGCTATCCAATAAAATATCGTCATGACAAAACACAACGATATTAAATTTAGCTTCATTTAATCCTTTATTATAAAATTTAGTTAATGATTCACCATTATTTATGTATTCAATAATTTCAACTTTATCATGTCCAAAAACTTTTTTTAAATGTTTAGAGTGTTCTGGGTTACTCTCTCTAGTACAATATATTACACTAATCATATTTTATTTATTTAAGCAAAGATACGATTTATTTTCTAAAATGTAAAGTTTTATTAGATATTATAATATTTATAAATAAATCCGCTTCGTATTCTTAAAGTTTTTAATTATGATTATTTATAAAACAACAAATTTAATTAATGGTAAAATTTATGTAGGTCAAGATTCTAAAAATAATTCTAGATATCTAGGTTCTGGTAAATTACTTAAATTAGCTATTGAAAAATATGGTAAAGAAAATTTTAAAAAAGAAATATTGGAACATTGTAAAACAAAAGAAGAATTAGATGAAAAAGAAAAATATTGGATTAATTTATTAAAATCTACTGATGGTAATATTGGTTATAATATAACATTTGGTGGTCAAACTGGATGGATGACTGGGATGAAACACAGTGAAGAAACCAAATTAATGTATTCATTAAAAAGAAAAGGGTTGTTAATTGGTGATAAAAACGGTATGTATGGTAAAAAACATACTGAAGAAGCTAAAAATAAAATTAGTAATCCTAAATTTGGTGATAAAAACGGTATGTATGGTAAAAAACATACTGAAGAAGCTAAAAATAAAATGAGAGAAAAATTAAGTGGTGATAAAAACCCATTTTATAATAAAAAACATACCGATGAAACTAAAAAGAAATTGTCTGAAATGGCTAAAAAAAGAAAAACTAACCCAAACAGTAAAAAAGTATCTGTTGATGGGTTAGTTTTTAATAGTGCTTCAGAAGCTGCTAGATTTTTTGGGTTATCTACATCGACAATAAGTTACAGATGTAGAAAAAATACTTTTAATTGTTTTTATTTAACACCTGTACTACCATAACCACCACTTGAGCGTTCAGTGTTAGATTTTATTTCATCAACTTTAACAAATGATACTAATGATTTACTAATAACATTACTTAAAACACCCTGTGCAATTCTATCACCATGTTCAATTATGAACTCATTTTTCCCATGGTTAATTAACAAAACACCTATCTCTCCAGTATAGTCCGAATCGATAGTTCCAATTCCATTAAGAACAGCAATCCCATGTTTATACGCTAAACCACTACGTGACCTAATTGTGATTTCCATGTGTTCTGGGATATCGAAATAAAGACCAGTTTTTATTAATTTATATTCAGTTGGTTTAATAACAATAGGTTCAGTTAAATTAGCTCTTAAATCAAACCCTGATGCACCTTCTGTTGCATATTCAGGGTTTGGGTTATTTGATTTATTAACAAAGTTAAGCGGAATTTTAAACATATTTATATCCTGTTTGGGAATATCATAACCTTCAGATTCATCATCGGATTCATAATATTCATTAATAATTTCCATGGTTTGGTCATTATTTTCTTCTTCATTACCTAGTATTGAATTTATTAAATCTCTAAATTTACTCATAATTATTTATTTAAGTTCTATTATTGCCATCATTATTGCTACTTTAAGAATCGAAGCTAATTTTTCACCATCGCGAGTTAATGGTCTACCACTAAAATCACTATTATAATTAAAAATAGCAAACGTTTCATCTTCTGTTAAAGAAATACCAGCTTCCATTAAGTAATAGATTGAACGTTCAGCAACAGATAACGATAGTAAATCATCATTAAATGTATAAAATTCACCTTTATTATCTCTATGCCATTGAGATTTTTGTTCTGAATACATTTTAGCTTTACCAATTTGATGTAAAAAACAAACCTTAATTAAGGATTTTTGGTTAACTTTTTTATTCTCAGGTAATAATTCATTAATTGATATCGCATGTTTAGTAATGGTTAAAATTAAATTTATTAATCCACCTTCATATGCACCATAAAGATTTGTTGTTGTACATGCTGGTGCTGAAAAAAATTCAATACCTAATAATTCAATTAATTTATCGTTAATGAATCCGTGTTTAACCCCAGTATCATTAAATTTGTTAGAATTTTTAATAATTTTTTCTTTAGTTAACATATTTTTCTAGTTTTTTTTATTAGTACTCTTTTTTGTTGTTTGCAATACACTTTTAATTGGTTTGGATGTAACTACAACTTCACCATTATCCAATATAACATTATCATTAATAGTGTTATCTTCATTTATTTCATCTTCATCGTTATAAGATTTCAATTCTTCTTGAAATTCTTTTTTTAGATTTGAAAAAGAATCTTTGAGTTTATTCTCATAATCACTTTTAATTTTGTTAATATTAGCATTAAACGTGTCTCTATGTTGAATAGTTTTAATCAACTCATTTGCTCTTTCAACATTAATCAAATGATTTAAATTAACACCTGAATCATATTCAACATTATCAGATTCACTAGTAGTTTTATGTTTAATATTATTATTAGTATTATCTTCACTTAAATAATAATAAATAAAATCAAACACAACTTTTAACTTTTCATTGTTACTCATAATTAAATTGTTTTTTCGGTTTCTTCAACAAAATTAACACTTTTTTTAGTTTCTAGCAAGTTTAAATACAATTCACGTCTTTTTTCTGTAACAGCTTTGATTGAATAAGTATCTTTAACAGTATTATATAAATTTTCACCTAATACACCAATTAATTCAGGATTCTTAATTAATTTTTTAATATACTTATACCAATCTTTATGGTTTTTATTTTTATCAATTAAAAATGCATTACCTGTTGGGTCAAATTGAGCTTCATCATGTTTTGAACCTTTTGTCATAGCATGTTTTAAATCAAGTTGATATGGTCCGAAATCTTGCGCAATTAATGCTTTTTTATGGAATCCAGCTTCAATAACTTTTAATTGAGACTTCATTTTATTAAATTGGTTATCAACTAAAGGAGCTAAAGATACATCAAATAAATTATAATTACCAGCATATGTATTAATAGGTTTTGTCCAAACTCTTCTGTACGGTTCATTTTGAACATTACTATATTCACCTTCTTTAAATGTTAATAAGAAATCTCTATATTCATCACTAACAATTTTATAATCATCAGTGAATATTTTTTCATATTGATACCAGATACTCTCGTGAGGTTTAATTGGTCTTTGTTGTTTATTACCAGTTTTTGGGTCAATAAAAGTTATTGTACCCCTTAAATCATAACCACATAATACAAACTGAGTTTTATCTAATAAATCTTCTGATTTTAATTTACCAACAATACCAGTTAATAATTTTAAATCTTCAACGTGTGAATTACCAATCCACATAGGTTTACCATTTCTTCTAACATAAATAATATGATTCTGTACTTCAACACAATAAACATTACCTTTGTAGTATCTATTATATTGGTCTTCTGTTTTAATTAATGGTGTATTTTTATTATGTTTACTAACACTAGGGTGTTTAGTGAAATTAATAACTAAAGAATCATATTGTGATTTAACTACTCTACCTTCAATTTGATTATTTCTTTTACCTCTATTTGTTATTGTTGCTGAAATACCAATTTTTAATGCAATTTCTTGTAGGTTGTCCGCTAATGAAGGTGAACAAGTAAATGCTCTAGTTCTAGCATATTTATTATTTTCAATATGACCATCACCTTTAATGAACCAGTCTAAAAACATTGTTAATTGTCTTGGTGATAAATCTAATACTTCTTGGGGTATAAATTTATCATATGCACCACCAAAATTAGATAAGTATTCCCATAATTGTTTATCAAAAACTCTAACTTGTTTTTTATCTTTTGTATAAGTTGGATTGAAACCCATTTTAATTAATAAGTCATACATGTATGATAAATACCCATTATCTTTTGCTTGTGCAATACCTACTTGGTGTAAACCCTTTGTCTTGCTAGTCCAACCTTCAGCCATCCAAAAACCAAAAAATTCTAACCAATTATCCATATTAATATATCTATCAGAACCATATTTTTCAGACAATCCATTATAACGTTTTTTAGAAATTAATCTATCAATATAATTATCATTTTCTTCTAGTTGAACATATTTGTTTAACATAGGTAAAACAAAATATTCTTCTTCTTTACCAGACCATGACGCATTTTTTTTAATATGGAAATTTTTACCGTGTATTTTTTCTGATTGAATTAATTCTAAATTCATTTTTTTATGTGTTAATGATTTAGCAACCGAGGCATACATATTGTGGTTTGGTGTTACCTCATATTCAACTAAACCATTTTTAGCACAATTCAATTGACCATCAAATGGTTCACATATATATCCAGTCGGTTTATGATATTCTAATTCGTTTGTCTTAGGATTTAATGTTGCAACAGTTTCAGTTTGGTCTAACATATCAAATCTTTTCCAACCATCACTAGTTAAGATTTCAGTATCTGGAGTCATACAAGCTCCTCCGAGCCATCCAATTCTAACTCTTTCAGAAGGTTCTGGGTTTGGTGAGAATTGTTTGGCTTTACCATCAATAGCATTTGGTAATACATGAACATGCTTGTTGTATTTTGAAATCTCATTAGCAAATAAAGGTGTTGTTGTTATTACATGCTCAGCTGATTTAATATTGTCCAATATTTTTTCATCAATCTTATAAGTTTTAATAATGTGATAAGCTGGATGGTGTGTCCCTGGTGACCAATAATCATCCAAATCCATAATAGTAACAATACCTAATTTCTTAGTTCTTTCTAAAACGTTTCTAACATTTTCATAAGGACCGATTGTTCTATGATAATGGATAATATCATATTGTTTAAGATATTCATCATTATCCAATTGTGGTTCATAATCAATGTCAACTTTAAATTCATTAGGGTAAAATTCTTCTAATGACACATGTGGGTTTATACTTCTAAAATAGCCTTAACCTACCCCAGTACGGTCAGAAGGTACTACTAGTACCTTGATGATTTGACCACCTGGGGTATTTGTTTTAATAATTTGTTTCATATTTATTTATTATTTTAAATTAATATAATTAATAAACCAAAAAAGTCAATAAAAAAAGGCTTACAAATTAATGTAAGCCTTTTCATGTATAAAACTTTAATTAGATTAAATAGTTGTTTTTGGTTTTTTAGGTGATATTTTTCCTTCTTTAATTAATGTATTAATTGTTTTTTTAATAACACTTTCAGTTAAGTTTTTTGAATAGTCATTAAATAAGTATTCAACCAAAACATCTTTTATAATATCTTTTAATTCATTTTTATTAATTGTAATTAAATCACTATTATGATTATAAGAATTAACAGTTTCATTAACCATTTTATTTGCTCTAGGTCTAGCAGCTGGTGCTGGCATAGGTTTTTCATCAAGTAAATCAGAAACATCTGATAAATTGAACGTATGTCCCATAGATACTTGAGGAATTGGTTGTTCAAGCATTATTTTTTTTATGTTTTCTGGTAATCTAGAATTTAAGACATTTTGTTCATTATAACTAATACCTCTAGTAGGGTCTAAACCATAACTATTAGTTTGTGTAATATATTCAGAAGGCACTTGATTAGCATCTAAGTATGTATTTGTATCTTCTACTAATCTACTACCATCTATATTTCCTGTTTTATAATTACCATTTTCAGTAACTTGCATTATTTTTTTTGCATTACCTAGTATATTTTTTAATTTATTAATATCTACTGGTTGTGGCATTCCTTCCATATTATATTTTATTTAATTCATCATTATTTAATTCATCATTATTTACATCTACATTAGTATCGTTAGTTGTATTTGCTGATTGTTGTTGTCTTTGTTTTTCTATTTGTTGTCTTTGTATTTCTTTTTGTCTTAATTGTTTTTGTAGTGGTGTTTCACCTTTAGCTAATAATTCAGCTTCTTTTCTTTTTTGTTGTTTTTCTTTTGCTTTTATTGTTGCTAAAGCATATTTATAAGTACCAAATTGTGCGATATCAGATGTTTTTATCATCTTTTCATCACCATTAGGATTGAAGTCTTCCCAATCATCTGGTATTTCCATTATGGGTACTTTTGAAATCTTAATACTTTTAATTCTATCAATTAAATATGTTTTACTTTTAAGTGGTGTACCAGCATTGTTATTTCTTTCATATATCCTAACCATGTCGTTTTTTCTTAAGCTTTTACCTAAATGCGTTAAAACACCCCATCTATTTGTTATCACACCTTTTTTATCGTATTTTATTTCAACAAAATAACCAATGTAACTTTCTTTATTATAGTTTAATAATCTTTTTATTTGTTTTAGTATATTACTTCTTCCAGATAACCAAGTTTTAAAAATAGGCATATCAGTGGATTGTGTAATATCCTCTAATATAATTTCTTTTAATATTTTGTAAAGTTTCATTATAAATAAATATATTATTTTATGGCAAAACTACCAGATTGTTTACTAGTATCTGGTTTTTTATACCAATTACCTTTTGATTCATCTATAAAATTAGACACACCAGTTAAATCTGGTTGATATTTATTATTCTTTTGACTTAATAAGTTTTTTCTACCAGAATCTGGTTTTGAAGTATTATCACCTCTATCAGTTAAGTTACCACCATTAATATTTATATGCGCTACAAGTGTATATTGAAATAAACTAGATAAATAATTACCATCATCAGTACTTTTACCTCTTTCATCATTGCTAGCTAGTGCATTTGGGTTTTTTAAACTATATATTTTTGTTTTATCATTTGGTTGAGAAGGATTTGGTTTATATAAATTACTTAATAATCCAGAATTATTATTATTCCTAGAATTAATATCATCAATACTACCAATAGTTTTATAATTTTCAGTATCACCTAAATATAGTGTGTTATTTGATGAATCACCTTTACCTTTTGAGTCTGTACCACTTAATGCATTTTTATGTGTTTTACCGTATAAATTAGGTGTTGTATCATTTTTAAAGTTAGTAATCGTTGTTAAATCAGGAAAATAAATATTAGTTTTAACACTTAATAAGTTTTCTCTACCGCTTTCATTTGGTGCAATTCCACCACCTTTTATATCAGTTTTACTACCACCTTTTATATTGTAGTGAGCATCTAATATATAGTTATTAGCAGATGATAATGATGTCTTGTCATTTGTTGCTTTACCTTTATCATCACCATCAGCTAATGTATTATTATTTTTTAAATTATAATAATTTGTGTCGTCTTGCGCATTATTTTTTGTTGTATTTGGTTTATATGTGTTTTTTAATAATCCAGAATTATTATTATTTCTAGAATTAACATCATCGATACTACCAATAGTTTTATAATTTTCAGTGTCACCTAAATATATTGTATTATTTGATGAATCACCCTTACCTTTTGAATCAAGACCACTTAATGCATTTTTATGTGTTTTATTATAAACATCAGCAGTTGTGTCGCTTTTAAAATTTATTATAGTTGTTAAATCAGGAAAATAAATATTTGTATTAGGACTTAATAAGTTTTTTCTACCTGAAGTTGATTTTAAAGGGTTCTCACCTCTATCTGTTAAACCACCACCTTTTATATTGTAATGTGCATCTAATACATAATTATTGGTAAATGACAATGATGTAGAATCATCAGTTGCTTTACCATTTTCATCATTACCAGCTAATGCTCTTGAGTGTGCAATTGTATACCAATCAGTTTTATTAGTTTTAAAATCAACTATAGTTGTTAAGTCAGGGAAAAAATAGTTATTTTTAACACTTAATAAGTTTTCTCTACCAGTTTCAGATGGGTATTTTCCACCACCTTTTCTATCAGTTTTGCTACCACCTTTTATATCAAAATGAGCTTCTAATACAAAATCATTGGTAGATGATAATAATGTACTGTTTAAATTACCTTTACCATTATCTGGTGTTGTAGTATCTGATAATGCTCTTGTATGTTTTTCTTCATATGGTAATCCTTTATTAAATATATTTAATAATAATGAAGCTATTCTACCTTTACCACCATTAACTGGGTTTCCGTTAATATCTAAACTACCACCACCATTGTTTTGGTCCAAGAATACACCAGTACCTTTACCGTATACAGGTGTTGTGTTATCTGATAATGCTCTTGTATTTGTTACCGAATAAGGAGTAGCTGGTCCGTAAGACCATTGAGCAGTATTTAATTGAAATGCTCCTAATCTACCTACACCACCATTAATTGGATTTCCATTGATATCTAAACTACCACCACCATTACTAGTATCTAAATATTTACCAGTACCTTTACCATAAATAGGTGTAGTATTGTCTGATAATGCTCTTGTATTTGTTACCGAATAAGGTGTAGCTGGTCCATAAGACCATTGAGCGGTATTTAATTGTATTGAACTTAATCTACCTAAACCACCGTTGATTGGGTTTCCGTTAATATCTAAACTACCACCACCGTTATTAGTATCCAAGAATTTACCAGTACCTTTACCATAAATAGGTGTGGTATTATCTGATAATGCTCTTGTGTGTGTAGCGGAATAAACATTATTATTATTCAAAGGTGGTTTCCAATTCAAATTATAATAATTTGGATTAATTAGAGTTGTCCTTTGTATAACAGCTAATTGTTCTAGTTTAGTACTCATATATTGATTTATTAAGGAAATTTATATTGACCAAAATTTTGTGAAGTATCAGGTATTTTATAATTTTTAGTTGGTCCGTAACCCCATTTAGCTGTGTTTAATACAATAGCATTTTGTCTACCAGAACCATTTATTGATGGATTTCCATTAATATCAAATTCACCACCAGCTTTATAATTTTCAGTATCTAAGAACTGACCAGTACCTTTACCATAGATAGGTGTTTTGTTATCAGCAAGTGCTCTTGTGTGTGTTGCTGAATATTCATTATTGCTATTAGTAAGTTTATAGTCATGATTATAAACATTTGGACCTAATAATTTAGCTCTTTGAGCCATAGCTGCTTCTTCTAATTTGGTAGGCATATTAATTATATATTATTTTTATTGTTATTTGTTAAATATTCTATAAGATATTTAATCTCACTGATTTCAGTATTTAAAGATTCATTCATCATACTATTATATACACTTCCAGTTAAATCTGAAGGTTTTGCTCCATTGTTTTTGTTATGTGTGTTTTTATGTGGGTTTTCGTCAGATACTGCTCTTTTATTTTCATTTCTATTGTAAACTTCATTACTTTTCTGTTCTAACTGATTATTAATCCATTTTAAAACATATAAATCAGTTTCACTTTTGTTAGGTTTTTGGTTTAACCTAGTTTGTGTTGATGTTAAATTTGTATGTGTTACTCTTGGATTTTGAAAATAAGGTTTAACTATATCATCATTGATATCGAATTCAATATTTTTTATTTGAAGTCTTGACATAATTATTTGTTTAATTTATTTAATTTATCTTTAAATTCTTTAATTTCATCATCATTTAATCCATCAATCAATTTAAGTATTTTTTCAACATTAGATAGTGAATCTTTTGATACCAATTCATCAATATCATCTCTTTTAGATAATAATTCTTTAATAATATCTTTTAAACCTTCATTTTCATTTAATGTTCTGATTATTGGATAACCTCTTAGATATAATTGCCACCAGTTTCTAGGGTTAGCATATAATGCTAATTTATCTGTTATTGTTGATAATCCTTTTGTGAAATATTCATTATCACCATATGATTTTGGTGTATTTGTAAATATTTGTGAATTATATCTTGGATTCACGTTTGTAACATCTAAATCAAAAAACTCATCAATTTCTTTTTTATTCTTTATTTTCTTAGTAAATGGTTTTTTTTCAGATAATACCTTTTTCTTTAATATTTTGGAATTATTAGACATAAATATTCTTTTAATAATAAATATAAACAAACTATATAATATTTATTATTAAAGTTAAAAATATGAGTGGATTTAGAACAAAATTAGATTATTCGAACAATAGACAAATAAAACAATTTGAAAAAACCAATACTATTTTATCTGGGGGAACCAAATTTGGTTTACCTTTTAGTGCGTTAACCACTGGTCCTAATTTAGATTATAGTGCTGTTACAAACTCATATCTTTATGGTTTAAGTAGTTTTTCAGGTAATGATACAACAACAATATTTAATTGGTTTGATTCCAATATGCAAATCGCTGAATATGCTGTTACAGCTATAACTCCAACAACAAGTGCCGATACACAAGAAATAGAAAATATTTTTGTTGGTAATAATCAAAACACATTAGATGGTAATACATTTTATGTAGATTATAGCGGAATATCTTTTGATATTCATGTTAATTATATGATTGATTTGGGTGGCGGTAATTATAGCGGTACTGTTGAACATTCATATATAGATTTTTTAAGTGCTAGTAGTTTAGATTATCAATCTAGAACAATATGGATTGATAATCCAGAGATAACAAGAACTGATAGATTAATTATAACTAGAGAACCACAAATTGGTTATGTATGGACTTGTATCGATTCTGAAGGTATGGGTGCATGGGCAGCAGTTTCTGGTGGTACAGGTTCAACTGGTACAACATCAACAATATGGACAGCTGGTACTGGAAATAATTCAGCTGTATTAGGTGGTTCTGGTGGCGTGGCTAGTGGTGATTATTCGGTTTCAGAAGGATATCAAACAACAGCATCTGGTAATTATTCTCATGCTGAAGGTATATATACAATTTCTCAAGGTGAAAAAGCACATGCTGAAGGTGCTAATACAACAGCTAGTGGTTATGGTGCACATGCTGAAGGTGGTGCTACAATCGCTAGTGGTGAATCATCTCATGCTGAAGGTAATAGTACGATGGCAATAGGTAATGATTCACACGCTGAAGGTAATGGTACAACATCGTTTGGTTCACAGTCACATGCTGAAGGTGAAGGTACAACAGCTAGTGGGGTTAGTTCACATGCTGAGGGTAGATATACAACTGCTAATGGTACTAGTTCACATACTGAAGGTAATTATACAACAGCAAGTGGTAATTATGCTCATGCTGAAGGTTTTGGTTCAGTAGCTGGTATTGAAATAATTGGTAGTGAAATAACATATATTAATGATTATTCACATGCTGAAGGTAAATATACAACAGCTAGTGGTACTGCTTCGCATAGTGAAGGTAATTATACGATATCATTAGGTGAATATTCACACGCTGAAGGTAACATTACATTTTCTCAAGGCGATTATTCGCATGCTGAAGGTCATAATACAACAGCTAGTGGTTCTACATCACATGCTGAAGGGTATTATTCAATAGCTATTGGTAATTATTCACACGCTGAAGGTTATAATACTGTAGCTACTTCTGATTATTCGCACGCTGAAGGTTATTTTACTAATTCTAATGGTAGTTATTCACACGCTGAAGGTAATCAAACTTTAGCTAGTGGTTCTACATCTCACGCTGAAGGTGCTCAAACAACTGCTGGTGGTGATTATTCTCATACTGAAGGTGTTTTTACAACAGCTATTGGTGAGCAATCACACGCTGAAGGTTATTGGACAACAGCTATTGGTAATGCTTCATCAGCTATTGGTGCTCATACAACAGCTAGTGGATATGCGTCACATGCTGAAGGTTATAATACAGTTGCTAGTAATTACCAATCACATGCTGAAGGTAATAGTACAACCGCTAGTGGGTATTATTCTCATGCTGAAGGGTATCATACAACAGCTAGTGGTTATTCATCACATGCTGAAGGTGGTAATACAATAGCTAATGGTTATTATTCTCATGGTGAAGGTTATGATACAAATTCATTTGGTTATAGTTCACATGCTGAAGGTGGTCAAACAACAGCTGGTTGGTTAGGGTTTGAGATAGATACTGTTGTTAATGGAGTGATAACGTTAACTGCGATGTATGGTGACGTTACAACTGAATTTACTGGTGGTGAAGTAACACTTGAAAGAATTACGTATATTGACTATTATCCATATAGTTCAGTTTCTTTTAGTTCAGGTACTAATACTGAAATATTTTTAAATGATACCACAATAAACGATGGTATGTATGTAGCTGACACTACTAATATGTTTAGTACATATGCTGGTATTTCATTAATGATAAGTAGAGGTGATATGTCTCATTCCGAAGGTGCTGGGACTAGAGCTTTGGCTGCGTATTCACATGTTGAAGGTGTTTCTAATTGGGGTTTTGGTATTGCTTCGCATGTTGAAGGGCAACTTACAATGGCTTTTGGTAAAGGTTCACATGCTGAAGGTAGACAAACAACAACATATGGTGACTATTCACATATTGGTGGTCGTTTATCTTCGTTAACTGGTCATACATCATTTTTACATTCTTCTGGGTCAACTCTTAACTCAGCTGGTTCAGTTATTTTGGGTGGTCATACAAATTCAATTACACTTAACTCTAATTTATCAGCAATTATAGGTGGTTATTCTAATATAATATCTGGTCATACAAGTTCATTCATAGGTGGTGGTTATAATAATATAATTGATGAATCTAATTTACCTACTTCAAACGTTAACGAAGTAATTATGGGTGGTCAAAATAATTTAATCAATGGTTCTCAAAATGCTGGTATTTATTCATCTAGTGGTAGTGATTTATTATTTGCACCATATTCAACAATAGTAGGTGGTAGTAATAATCATATTGGTTTAACTACAGCCACATTTAGTGGTGATGCTTTTGAATCAGCTTCAGCAATTCTTGGTGGTAGTAATAATAGTATATATTCTAATACAATAGTTGGTGTATCTAATAAAAGTAATATAATTGTTGGTGGTAATAATAATGCTATAAATTCTGAAACAGTTTTTCAATCTAGTATTTTAAATGGTCTATATAATACTATAGAAGTTAGTTCATTATCAACGATTATAGGTGGTAATACTAATAGTATTGCTTCAGGTAGTACAGCATCTTCAATTGTTGGTGGTGGTGTTAATACAATATATAATCCAGATTTTTCAGTATTATTAGGTGGTCAATATAATACTTTAAGCGGTGTTAATACAAATAATGTTTCTATTATAGGTGGTACTGGAAATACAATAGGTACTGTAAGTAGTTATTCAGTTATTGTTGGTGGTATTAATAATGGTATATTGAATGCTGAACGAAGTGTTGTTATAGGTGGTAATAATATTACAGCAACTACTAGTGATACTGTATATGTACCTGATTTAGTTATTGATGGTTTAACATCTACTGACCCTATTGCAACTAATTCTAGTGGTAAAATAGTAGCTGGTACTTCTGATGCTAGACTTAAACAAAATATTAATCAATTAAATAATTCTTTAGATATAATTAAGAATCTTAGAGGAGTTTCCTTTGAATATACACCAGAATCTGAAATGGGTGATGGTATAAGATATGGATTTATCGCACAAGAAGTTCAGAGATTTATACCTGAAATTGTTAGAAATAGAGCTAAAGGTGATGGTATGTTATCATTAAATTATAATGAGATTGTACCATTACTAGTTGAAGCGGTTAAAGAATTATCAACTGGAACAACAAATAATACTTATTTAAGAACACAAACAATATTAGCCGAAGATAATAACATTGATTTAAATTATAATGGTACACAAGAAACTTCAATAAGTGGCGGATTACGAGTATTAAATGCAAAAGGTGAAAATTTAAATGCTGAATTAATCACAGATGAAAATGGTGATTTTATCACAAATAATGACTTTAAACCTAATTCATTAACAATTCCATTTTATAAACCAACATCTTCTGAAGATAAAAATGGTAAAGAAGGTAACATAACTAGAGATGACGAATATTTATATATTAAAACCTCAAATGGTTGGGGAAGAACTAAATTGGAAAGCTTTTAATAATGAATAAAATTACTAATTATAAATTCAATAAACATAATTTGAGGTTATCACTTTCAGATTATTGGGATTTCAATTTAGCGTTTGATGATATATATACACATACCATTAATGGATGTTTACCAGCAGTATTCTTTGATTTTAATAACAAAAATACTTACCCAAATAAAGATTTTAATGTTAAAACAATTAAAAGTTTAGTAACTTGGGAAGGTGCGATAAATAGTGGTGCAACATTAAACTCATTTGGTTTAACTGGATTAGATAACGGTTTAATTAATTTAGAAAGAATAAATAATGATTATAGTAATTTAGCATTATTATCAGCATTAACCCAATCACAAATAGTAATACCTTCTGGTGATACAAAATTAATTTTAAATAGTGTTACAGGTTATACTTCAGATGTTATATATCCAATAGATATTATTAGCGGTGCAACATCAGCTGATACAACATATGCTCAATTTTGCGGTGGTTTTTATCAAGGTTATTATAAATTAGATGGTTATGATTATGAATTATTACCAACAAGAGTTAATGACGCATGGACTGCTGAATTTTATATTAATAAACAAGAATTATGTGATAAGTACACTGGAACTACATTAAATGATTTATACCCAAATAATAAAGGTATATTCTTTTATATGGGAACCAGAGCTGAAAATAAATTCTGGAATACATGGGAAGGTGCTGATACTGGCTGTACAAAAGATTGTACAATGCCAGATGGTTGTACGGATACATTGAGTGATTGGTGTACAATACCAAAAGAAGATGAAATATATTTTGTAGGTGATTATGGTATTCCGATTCCGTTAAGCCCACCACAATTGGATATTGAATTAATTAAAAATCAGTTTTTAATTTATGGTAGGTCAAAATGTCATCCTTACGAAGAATTAAGTGGATATACTGGTCAATTCTTTAAAAAAGTTGATGATGGTTTTGAGTTATTAGATTTAGGTCAAATAATTCCAAGAGAATTTAAATCAAATGAAAATAATATATCAATTAATGATAATTCACCAGCTTCAGTATATCCTATAACATTTGAAGTATCAGGATTAACTGGTGTGATAAATAGTGTTAAATTATCAATCACAGGTTTAACTCATACATATTTTGGTGATGTTGCAATTGTTTTAGTGTCACCAAATAATTTAAAATATACGGTAATAACTGGTAGAGATGCTAATTCACAAGTATTACTTGATAAAAATATTACTATTAGTAGTGATAGTAACATAGAATGGAATTATACTACTGGTGATACATTTATTAATAAATCCTTTGTAACCGTAGATTTAAATTTTGATTTACCATTCCCATTAACAATATCATCAGGTATTCACCCAAATATTAAAACATTCTTAGATTTAACTGCTGAAGAATTAAATGGTACATGGTCTTTATATGTTCAAGATTTTTCTGATAGTGGGGGTGTAGGTTCTATTACTGATTTAGCAATCATTATTGATGAAATAATTAAAGATGAAACAATAATTTATCCGTATGGTGGTAATGGTTGTAATACATGTTCAAAATGTGGTACAACACATGATGGTTTAGGTAATCAAACTGTATGTACAT